ATTCATGCGTTCAATCATATCTATGTGAATGATGACAGAAAGATGCCAAATAATGTATATCTTATTATGTCAGGTTTAACTCCTGTTAATGATAAGATAAATTTGATATCAGATAGAATAGAAGAAATTGAATCAAGACAGAAAACACTTGAGACTGATGATGCTTTATCCGCAGTTGGTCTTGATGCTTTATCTTCAAAGATATCAGATAACTCAAAACCAAATGATGCAACAACTGTAGACCTGAAGGACATCTTTGGTAAATTCATGTAAAGATAAAAGTAGATAGAGTGATAATAATTTATCACCCTATTTACATCTTTGTAATGATGTATCAATGGTCGAAGTTTGTTGATTCATTATACAAAACAAAATTTATTTTTTGGAGGTACCTTAAATGGGAAAAGAAACAAAGAAAATCCGAATCAATGACAATGTCAAAGAGTTTGCAAAGCTTACTCTGAAGAAGTATAAAAAGGAAAATGGCAATTTCTTTGATTCGAAAAAAGAGACAAAGGAGTCTTATTACATGTCTTTAGTTGACCTATTACCAGATGTAATAGAGTTTGTGATTAAGCATGGACATTTACCGAATCAGGAGATTCAGGAGATAAAGACATACATCTATCAGAAGTTGACAGATTATGACTTTATCAAAGTATTAAAGAAAGAGCTCAAGAATAAGAATAAGATTAAGAATATTAAGTTATTCCCAATTATTATCAGAGAGATTCTTGAAGAGGCTAAGAAAGTTAATGATCAGCTCCTTGCACAGAATAAGGATGCTGAAACGTATAGAATGGATGACATTCAGGAACTTCTTCAGATAATATTAAAGAAGAGATTAAAGAAGTTTGCTAAGGCAGGTATTGATGCTGCAACTGCATTGGATATACTTTCAGTTATCCCTTCTGATGATGCTTTGAATATCAGCCAGTTCTACAGAATTAAATCATTCTTTGATTGTCTGTATGAGCATGTAAAAGGAGTTGCAATTCCATTTGAGACAATAATGGAATTAATAACAAAGGAAGAGTATTACCCAATGTTTATAACATTTGCTCTTCTTGAAAGAAAAGAGAGATTTGCTAAGTTTACAGAAGCACAGAAGACTCTCTATGTAGACATTTCAACTTGGTGTTTCAAGACAATGGAGTCAAGTAAGACTGATACAATCAAGTCAATCATCAATGTCTACATTAATGGTAGAAAGAGAGATGACTCACAGGGTAAAGACGGAAATAGAAGATACAACTTGGCCACATTAGTACCAGATGATTATCCAAAGATAACAAAGGTAATCAATGCAATGCTTAGCCATGATGACAGCATTAAGAAGTACTTATAGGAAGGATCGTTATGTTATACGACGTAAGTATCGGGAGACCGAAAAATAAACATAACTGGGAGATTTTCAAAGATAAGTATGGCTCTACTTTTGTATCTTCCAAAGCTCTTAAACAAAGGATACGATTGGGTGGAGGGGTTGATGAAATATGCAACCCTATAGTATCTGAAGAGGTCCCAAATGATTGGATCGATAGTTATATCATAGGATATGAGCTATACGACAATATAAAATTTTCTAATAGTAATAGGAATATGAATCTTACTGCTATTAGATTAAATGAAAGAAACGAGTCAGATAAGATGGAGTATAATATTTGCTATGTAAGTTTTAATCCATCTGAATACGAATTGATAGACTATAGTTTGGCACCGCAAGCTGGTGTAAATATAGTGCAAACATTTAGATCATGGAATGATTTTCAGGGTTGTGCAATACAGTATACTTCACTATATAGTGCATTAATTAAAATGACTCTTAGAAATGTAAAGTCAGACACATACCATGATGTGATGATTGGGGTTGATGAAGGTAATACAATAAAAGTTATTATTAGACCACTTGATGTAACAGACTTCCTTCATGCTGTGGAAACAGCAAAGAAGTTAAAGAAGAGTGGTAATAAAACAAAGCATTTTGGTATTACTTTTGCAAAGAGATTTATTCCTACTATAGGAGTATTTGTCAATGCAGGTGAAGGAGATGATAAACTTCTAAGCTTAAGAAATAACGCAGTGTGTGATAAAGATGCTGTTGTTATAGCATTAGAAGATGAGAAATCATTATTTAACATTACTGATACTGTAGAAAAGATAATAGTAGATGAATTGGTCAATAAAAAGATCAAAGCTATCACTATTGTGGATTTACAATTACCACCAGACTTCTGTAAGAAGTATAACATAGATTATGTGTTCGATTATAATCTAGATACGTTCAAGACAAAATGTATTCGTGGTAAATAAAATCAGATAATAGATTCAACCATATATTATCTTGGTGTAACCAATTAACAATATTTTCAAAAATAAGGAGGGGCTTTTATATGGCTCAAAAGAACAAACTCGTAGTAAAGATTTCATCTATGTTAAACAAGAAAGGCGAAATCAAGGGTAGTAACAAGAAAGAGACAAAGGCAGCAAAAGATGGCTGTCCTCATTGGAAAATCAATAAGAAAGGAAAAGTAGTTCCTAATATTGATGTTGTTGGTGATTATGCAATTTGCCGCGGTTGCGGTGCAAAGATTCCACTTCAGTTCTATGATAATGATAAGCTGAAAGAAACACTTGGTGGAATGAAAGAATTAAATAACCAGGCTAAGTTCTTATCTATTGCTACCAACAGTGGTGAAGAGATGTCAGCTCTGTTCTCAAAGACTGGAGTGCTTCTTGGTATCTATAAGAAGAATTACAAGAAGCTCAGGAAGATTGCAGAGAAGCAGTCAAATATTACTGGCGGTAAGAAGGGTAAGAAAAATAAAAATAAAGGAAACGGTGGAACATCATCAGATGCATTCGGCAGCTGGGGTTCTATGTAATTAAATTCCTTGATCAAGTAATTTAAAAAACTTGGGTATGTGTGTAATGCACATACCCATATTTTTTTATAAGTATCATTTAAATAAAAATACACGAGTACTACCTCGGATAAGATAGTATTTTTAAAATAACAAAAAAGTAAGTCAAGTATTTATAGTAATTAATAATACTTTGAGAAAGGGAAAAGGTTATGTACAATGATACAGAATTAATGCACCTTGAGAACGATATTCAGAAAATACAAGTAAAGACTAATATGTATATTAATGAATATGGGGAACAAGGTGCGTTTCATTTGGCTAGGGAGATTATTCAGAATAACTTTGATGAATGTATTGACCCAGAATCTCCTGGTAATAAAATAGACATATCTTATGATATAGATACAGATATTCTTAAAGTATCTGATAATGGAAGAAGTTTTAATGAAAGCAAATACTCAATGAGAGTATTCATGACTACTCTCCAGAGTGGTAGTAAATTTAATAGAAGTGCTGGAGTAGATAGTAGTGGAGAATTTGGTGTAGGTATGACAGTAGTTAATGCCTTATCGGATTATTTCAAAGTAATTGCTTATAGAGATAAAGAAGAAACTATACACACTGTAGAATTTAAAGAAGGTGTATTAATAGAAGATAAGATAGAAAAGAATAAGAAAGGTTTACGAGGTACTACTGTAGAATTCAGAGTATCTAAAAAGTATATGGGTGGTGATGCTAAATTGCCTATAGAAGATGTAATGAACTGGTTAGATTCATTATTCTATCTTAATTCAAATAACTTGAAAAAGAATAATATAAAAGCAACTCTTACAGTATATGAGGGAACTGATGTTGTAAATAGTATCAAATATAAACCAAAAGATTTCTCTGAATTAATAACAAAGATAATTCCATCTTCTTTAAAGAAGAAAGACTTATCTGATGTTTGTTATATTAGTGGAGATACTAAATTGGTAGAACCTACTAAAGTATTAGTAGAAAATAATAATGGTACTACAGAAGTTGCTATGCAAGATATAGAGAAAAATATCCATATGGATATAGCTTTCTTATATTGTATTAATGAGTCATATAATGACCCAGCATTATATGATACTTATTGTAACTATACAAATACTACTGATAATGGAAGTCATTTAGATGCATTTGATGAAGCATATTGTAGATGGTTACAAAATAAAGTTAATGAATCAATGAGTGAAACTCAAAGAAATAAACTTAAAGTAACCTGGGAAGATTGTAGAACTAATTTGTATTGTGTATTAAGTTTATCAACCAATGCTCAAGTAGGATTTGTTGGTAATGCTAAACAAAAGATACAGTGTCCAAATTTAGTTCCATATATGAAAGAATTAATCAATAATGCTCTTGATGAGTATTTCAATACTAATAGTGGATTACTCAATGATATCATAAAAATAGTTAAAGTTAATACTAAAGCTAGACAGGATATGATTAAAGCTAAATCTGCTACTAGTATAGAGAAATTAAATACTTTCAAAGAGCATGAAATGACCAATTACATTAGACCAAATAATACAGGTAAGAAATGGAAGGAGCTAGACTATAAATGGCTCCCATCACAGCGATGTGATGTAAAAAACCTCTTTAACTGCTGGGAACCCTTAACTCTATTAAGAGAAAGACAATCAGCAGCCAAGACTCGTAAGAGTAAGGTTCAACGACTAGGGAAAGGCTAAGTATATAATACTTAGAACCGAGTAGGTCCAATCATAGGACGAGATGTAGGTGAGATAATATCAATAAACCGAAACGGGAGGCTCTCTAATATTTAGAGATGAAGATATAGTCTGGACTATATAGAGATATATAGATTAACAATCTCAGTTTTTAGTCGAAGGAAATTCGGCATCTGGTTCAGCAAGAAATGGTTCTGATCCAGATACGCAAGGATTTTTCCTATTTAGAGGAGTTACTCTAAATCCTGTTAAATCATCACTAACTGATGTTATGAATAACAAAGAGTGGCGAGATTTAGTTACTGTATTAAAATGCGGTATTGGTCCAAAATTTGATTTATCAAAATTATACTTTGATAGAATTAATATATTTACAGATTCAGATGTAGATGGTTACAATATCTCATCTGGTATGTTAGCATTCTTTTATATCTTTATGAGACCTATAATAGAAGCTGGTAAGTTGTATAAAGTGTATGCTCCTTTGTATTCATTATATGATAAAGAGCATCAATTTGTTATTACCAAAGCTGAGTTATATGAGTTATATCATAAGAAGATAGTAAAGCAGTTTAAAATCAAGATAGGAAATAGTAAAGATTATTTAGATAAAGATGAAATGTTAGATTTCTTATCAGATACTTTTGACTATACAGAGAATCTTGTAAGAGCTGCTAAAGAGAGTGGTAACGTTAATAAATTCCTTATAGATGAAATTATTAGTAACTTAGTAGAATTGGGAGTAGTTAGAAGTGAAACCGATTATGATGACATTGATGAAGTATTCAAGAACCAGAAATTCATAACTAAGTTTATGAGTAATATTCAAAAGAAATATAAGGAAATTGTATTAGAAGATGGAGCTAGAGTTACTGGTGTTGTAGATAGTAAATATGTATTGATTAAGATATCAAAGAGATTCTTTATGAAGACTTCTTATCTTATTCCAGTAATAAGAAAGTATGGTCATATAATAGAAGTTAAAGAGAAAGATAAAGAACCAGTATTTATGACTATAGCAGAATTCTTAGATTCTTGTACCAAATTACTACCTAAGATTAAAACTCGTTTTAAGGGACTAGGAGAGTTAAATGGTGAAGAATTATTTAAAAGCACACTTGATATTAATAACAGAGTTTCTATTCAGTATACAGTAGATGATGTTGAAAAAGAATTGGGTATATTTAATATAACCCATGGTGGTTCAAAAATAGATGCTGAGAATAGAAAAGAGATGATGAAATCTTATAAGATTAATAGAGAAGATTTAGATAACTAATAGAAAGGGTGTTTTATGGCTAAGAAAAGTAAAAGAAGTAAAAAAGATGAATTAATGGATAAAAAGTTAGATAAACTTTTCTCTGATGAATTTGGTGATAGGTTTGGTAATGAAAAAATTATCCAGATGAATATAGCTGATGCTGTTATGAATTATTCTAAACTATTTGGAGCTAATAAGAATCTTTATAGAACTATAGCATCTATAATAGATGGAATGAAACCAGGTAAAAGAAGATTATTTTATTCATGGTGGGAATCTGAAGGTAAGCCAAGTAATACAAAAAGAGAAACTCTTAATAGATTAAAATCTATTAAGGTGGATAAGTTATCTGCTAATAGTGTAAATTATCATCCTCATGGAACTACATCAATAGATGATATTATTGGTAATGAGGGTCAATATTGGTCTAATAATGTAATGACTATAGTACCTCAAGGTAATTATGGAAATTTAAGAGGAGAAGAGTATGGAGCTGGAAGATATAGAGAAGCTAAGTTATCTGAATATACGATAGACTGCTTTTTCGATGATTTCGATAAGTATTGTATACCAATGAAACTTGCTTATGATGGTGAATCATATGAACCTGAATTTTTACCAGCTAAATATCCTCATATATTATTCAATCCACAGTTTAGTGGTATTGGATATGGATTAGCTTCTAATATACCACCTTTTAATGTAGGAGAAGTATTAGATGCTACTATAACTCTTATAAAAAATCCAAAAGCTAAAATACTATTAATACCAGATTCTCCAACAGGTTCTGATATAGTAGATACTGGAACTTTTAAAGAGATAAATGATACTGGTAGAGGTAAAGTAGTATTTAGAGCTACTACAGATATTGATTATCAAGAGAATATAATAAGAGTAACTAGTCTACCATATAATATTTCATCGAAGTCAGTTATATCAAAGATAATTGAATTAATTAATAAAGGTACCATCAAAGATATACAAGAAATTCAAGATAGTACTAAAGAAGGAGAAGTTGATATTAAGATAAAACTTAAACCATCAGCTAAACCAGATTTAGTATTAAAGAAGTTATATAAGAAAGGTACTGGATTAAAATTCACTTATCCTTGTGGTATTACTGTAATAGATGATTATCAAGAGTATGAATATGGTATAAAAGAATTATTACTTAACTGGATTGATTATAGATTAGATATAGTTCGTTCCATGTTCTTGAATAATCTACAAATTACTCTTACTAAGCAAAAGATGAATGAAGTATTATTGATGGTATTCAATAAGAATAATATTGATACTACTATTAGTATAGCAAAGACATCTAAGAGTAGAAAAGAGACCATAGA